ATGATTTTATCTCCATTGCCTGCCGGTAGCACAATAGACGTCATTGCAGACTGGTTGGAGTTCGACATCCTATGCTCCGACTTTGGAACCAAAGGCCTTTCCGATATTGCTAGGCACTGGGATGTTCTTAGAAACACCGAAGATACAGACTTCGAAGATGAAGGCTCAACGGTGGACGATTTCTTGGAGGTTGTGCTTAATGAGGTTCGCCACCGAATGCGGATCTCAGGCTGCTCATATCCTTTTGAGTTCTCCGAAACAGGAGAAAGCCTCTCCCTTAGAGATGAATTAAGTGACGATTGTTATATATATCTTTTCTGTCTGATTATTTCTCACATCAGAGAAGGCGAGGTTTTGTCTGGTAGATATACACCCCCTATAACGAACTATGTTCGTGACCTTTTTCAAGTTTGCGCAACGCTTGCAGCTTCTGGGGTTGTAGGAGGCAACGCTTATTCATTTGGTTTTCCGCGCCCTGATCGAACAAATTTTCTAGCAGCACTTCATCAAGTTTTTTCAGCATTTGGTGAAGGCTTGGCTGTCGACACAGTGCCTCGCGGAGCCCCCCCTGAGGTCAAGGACGATGGAGTTGATGTAATTGCGTGGGCTGATCGTCCAGATGGAATGGCTGGAAAGATCTACTTGCTCGGACAAGTCGCATCAGGGGAAGATTGGCCAAACAAATCTATACTCTCGAAGATATCGGCTTTTCATAGTGTGTGGTTTTCCAACCCGCGTCCAGCATCGCCTCCAATCCCATCAATGTTCATGCCGTTTTGCATAAAGCCAACGACGGCAGGCGAGGCTGTAGAAGACAGAATGTTATATCTGACACACAACTTCGGGTGTTTTTTTTACCGTCACGTAATTCCTCCTTTGGCACGAAAAGGCTTGGAGATTGCGAGAGGCGGAAACAATGCCGTTGTCCAAAGAGCAAGGGATGTATCAAAAATCGTGGACTGGGTAAATGCGCAAATAAATAGCATGAAAGCAGCGCATGTCCACTAAGCGCATCCCAATTAATCCGTTACGCTACCCGGGGAGTAAATCTCGATTCTACAAACAGTTTCGCGATTTTTTCTGTCAGCTTAATCTTTCCGGAAGAAGAATTGTAGAGCCATACGCCGGAAGTGCGTCAATATCTCTTTCTCTACTGGCTGATGGATTGGTTACGTCAGCGCAATTGATCGAGCGAGACCCATTGATTTTTAGCTTTTGGAAAAGCGTTTTTCTACATACTGAAGAACTAGTTGATGCAATAAAAGAAATTCCCGTCAACATGGAATCTTGGGCGGACATCAGGAAAAACCTTCATGTCACAGAGCCAGATGAATCCAGAACGGTAGAGCTCGGACTGGCTGGTCTCTTTTTAAATAGAACCAACTTCTCGGGCGTTCTTCATGCAGGTCCAATTGGAGGGGCGTCCCAATCATCAAGCTATGCTGTAGATTGCCGCTTCAACAAAGATGAAATAATTTCTAGAATAGAAATTATTTCAAAATATAGAGAAAAAGTGGATGTTTGCTTTGGCGACGCAGTTGATTTTTTGAAGAAAAACAGAGACGACCCAAAAAAAGAGGCTATTTATTACATAGACCCCCCTTATTTTAAAGAAGGAAAGAAGCTTTACCGCCATTATTACGACACGGCCGAACATACGGCGCTTGCACGCACCTTGGCAGAGTCTCATTTCGACTGGATTCTTAGCTACGATGCACACCATGTAATTGAGCATTTATACGCTGACTTCAGTCGGATAGATAAAGTATTTAGGTATAGCAGCAAGACGCCGAAAAAAGGCCTTGAGTTTCTCATAACAAATATGAATGTCGACGTTAAACACCAAACGGGTATGGCGCCAAGCAAAGCGAAATCCGAAGTTAGCCTAGGTGAGAGCTTTCTCCTGCAAGGAGAGCCCGATAGACGATCTGAGCCAATTATTATCAAGGACTGAGACTGGCCGTGCGCTGGTTTTTCCATCGCACATCGTTTTCAGTTTAGCTCATCAGCCCTTGATCACGGCTCACTGTGGTGGGGGGGGATCTGCAGGTCCGACACAGATGTCGCCTCTTTTTGATGATCAGAACAACTGCCCCAGCGCGTCCGGCTCCCAGTTCATGATGACCAACTCACGCGACGCAGCCCGGCCGGCACGCTCAACACCGACGCTGTACATGATCTCCAACTCCATCATGTGCAGCCCCTCGAACGCCCGCCGTATGTCCGGATGGTCATTGATGCTCACCATCATCTTGCCCTTCATCGTGCGCATCGCCTCGGCCATGCTCAGGTATTCCTCGAAGGGGAACGGCACGCCGTAGCCTTCGGTTTGCCAGTAAGGGGGATCGGCATAGACGAAGGTGTGCGGCCGGTCGTATCGCTCGAGGCAATCCTTCCACGGCAGGTTCTCGACCGTTGTGCCCGATGCCAGGCGCAGGTGTACCGCTGATAGCGTTTCTTCGATTCGCAGCAGGTTGATGGCCGGGGCCGTGGTTGCGGTACCGAAGGTCTGCCCTTCGATCCGGCCGCCGAAGGCGTGGTGCTGGAGGTAATAGAAGCGCGCCGCCCGCTGAATGTCGGTCAGGGTGTTCGGCCGCGACTCCTGGTGCCACTTGAACAACTGCCGGCTGGAGAGCGCCCACTTGAACTGGTGCACGAACTCCTCCAGGTGAAACTGCACCACCCGATACAGGTTCGTCAGCTCGCCGTTCACGTCGTTGATGATCTCGACCGGCGCCGGCACTTGCCGAAGGAAATACAGTGCGGCCCCACCGCAGAACAGCTCCACATAGCACTCGTGGCGCGGAAAAAGGGGCAGCAGTTTGTCGGCCAGACGGCGCTTGCCGCCGAGCCAGGGAATAATGGGTGTAGGGTTTTGCATAACAGCAGCTCCATGTAGTTTGGATTTTCTGTGCTAGTCTTCGCCCGCCTCGCGAGGCAGGGAGGGACTAGCCGAAGCTGCAGGGACAATCTGCGGTGGAGGGGCCGGCCAGGTGTTAGCGCACCCGGACGGTCGCCCTCCTTTCATTCGGTAAAGGTAAAACTAGGGAAAGAACACCCGACGCCCCGACTTCGGCGCCCGGATCGTCCAATGGCTCCAGCCGCAGGTTTCGCTGGGGTGCTCGATGTAGATCCCGCACAGCTCCAGGACGTCGAGGTTTCGCAGGCACCATTCATCGATCTCGCCGATAGGGTCGTAGCGATCCACCGCCAAGGCGTCCTTGTGCGACGAGCCCGGCGCCCCCTCGGGGCAGTCCTGCGGACGAAAGCCCCCGTATTGCGTACCTGACACACCAGACCCGGTCTTGGGGTTAATCCGGAACACGACGCCATCAGCCACGGCATGCGCCTCAAGCCGCGCCACAGCGAGCATCAAGCGCGCGGCATTGTCTTTGCGCTTGGGTGTCGCGTCGGGGTGTTTGACCCACGGCCCGAAATACTGCTCGACGGTCATCGTCATGGTGCTGCCTCCATATCTGTTGCCCGGCGAGTGCGCGGCACCCGGCCGGGTTTGTAAAAGCGGTCCGGGACACCGGCCGTCCAATATCGGTCAGTGATGCGCTGCACGAAGAACATCGCGGCCTCGAGGGCCAGGACGAACAAGTCCGGCACGTAGCCGAAGACGAACGGCGCCGGCAGGCCCATGATGGCCACGAGGCCAAGGCCGCAAAACACGGCCCGCACGTCAGCCTCAACGTCATCACTCATGAGCACCGCCCGCGCGCCAACAGACCACGCGAGGGCACCGCACAAGGCGACATGCAGAAGGATCTGCAAATTGATCATGGCGCCCTCCTCCCCTTGCCAACAGCGCCGCTCACGGCCGCACTGACCCCGGCAAAAACGGGACGCCACCCGTCCCCCATCGCAGCAATAAACAGTGCGACAGGCGCGAGGAGCTCGATGCTGGGAATGCCCAGCGCACGCTCCATGAGCGTGGCGCCCAAACTGGTCAGCACAACCGAGGTGCCTGTACAGCGCAGCAGTAGCCATACGCCCTCGGTACCGCCCGACGTGCGGGCAGCAGAGAGGGACCACAGCGACCCCGCAAGGGCCGCAAAGACAATGACGGCGTAAGGCCCCGCCATGGGTCCGAGCGCGGCAACAAAGAGCACCGTCAGGCTGGTGCCGCCGGCCGTTGTCATCGGTTCAGGCATCGGCAAATCTCCATAAAAAAACCCGCCGGAGCGGGTTGGTTGCGACACGTGCAGACGTCTGCACGACTACGTTTCGATTGCATCAAGATCATGATCAGACGACGCGAGCATGACCTGCCTGTAGCGCGCCCGAGCCGCATCAATGCCAGACTTCAAGGCCGTGAATACATCAACGTCGCGCTGGGAAGCCGGCACGCCAGCCAGCTGAGCAGACAGAATTTCACGCAACGGCCGCGCTTGAGATATCTCCGCTTGCTGGATCTCAAACAATGCCAGGTTGCCCATTTCCGTTTTCCGCCGGTCGAACTCGGGGGCCGGCGCGGGCACCAGATTCCGGGCCACCAACACCCCATCCTGCAACTTCTGCAGACGCGGATCTGGCGGTGTGTGCTCATACGGCCACGCAACAAGGCCCGGGGGGGTGTTTGCTTCGATACTCCCTTCTGGCCCTGAAAATGTTTCACCCGTAAACAGCCCGGTTTCTGCAGATGCAAATGCAAAACTTTTCATCTCTTCACCACCTCCACGGTCAAATTGCTGGACTGCACTTGCGTTCGGTGCGCTGCCGCCTGTCCTGATGTCGTATCGCCGTAGCCGACGATATAAACGCGGACCGATGCAAACGCAGGCAGCGTGATGACCTTTTTGATAGTCACGCCGCGCCCATATATCCATGCCGCAGCGTCGAGACTGCCGCTGCAATACGCGTTAACAACCCCGAGGCTGTCGTAAATTGACGCGGAAAAGCCAGACTGCAACGGCAAATCGGGCTTCAACGCACCCAAGCTCACAACCGGACCGGACGGGCTGATCCCCTGATACCGGACAGCAAACGCTACCCCGGCCGTGTAATTACAGATATCCGCAAGGATGTTGGCGGTCAGAATCACCGTCGTCGGCGCACTGGTCGTCAATACGACCGAATGAATCTCAACCCCGGCCGGCACCAGCTCGACAGCGCCGCAGGACAGGTTGTACACATCCGTCGCAGCATTCGCAGCCAGCTGATCAGTGTTGAAAGACCCCGGAACGACAAAGCTCGCGACGTTGCTTGCGTTGAGCTCCCGATCAAGCCGGCGGGTCCAAGCTGCCCATCCGCCGGCCCTAGTTCCCGTCCGCTTCCATTCCCCGCTCGAGCTCTTCCAGGTCTGCGTTGCCGGCCCGCCCGAATCGTCCGAATACTGCTGCTCGGTTCGGAGAACGCCCCACTCAGAAATCCCCAAGCCAACACTGACGGACCACTTGAACTGCTGAGTCACGCCCATCGAATACCAGGCCGGCGCGTCATTTGATTGACGCTGGCCAGCCCCGCTGCCGGTGCCCAAATCCAGCACCTTGCCCGCGTTATCGAGCGGCTTTCCGCTACCTGACACCCCCGCCCAGTTCGCCTGCGTTGCCGCAACAGCTGCGATCTGATTAAGCAGAACCTGCCGGGCAGAGTAGTAATCAGCCCACCGACCCCGCCAAGTTGATCCAACGATGTCACTCGTTGCCGACGGGTCCGCGAGCAGCGGCGACAAATAAGCCGCCAGGACGTTGTATTGATCCGTATGCGCTGTCCGCTGCCAGCCTATCGACCAGCCTGCTGCCTGCCCGTCAATACCGCCGTAGCTGCCGGTTATCTCCGACCACTCTTTTTGCGCTGCATGCTTTTCGCTCGGAGTGAGCTTGCCGTCTGCCGCAATGTCCGCAAGCAGCGCATTAGCCGTGGCTGCCCCACTCAACGCAGAGGCCGCAGTCACTGCGCTGTATGAAGCCCCCGGCACATAGGCGCTGGGATCTGTCTGATTTGCCGACGCAACACCGAAATACGGCTGAGAGAGCCACGCATAAGAGTCAGCCTGCCCGACGTCTGTATCGCTCTTCCGCCAGAAGACAGACGCGTATGCGGCGTTAGCGGGAGCCACCCCAAAGATGCACGCGCTGGTCCAGCCAGATCCACTGGTATTCGAGGCCCAGGTAGTGCCACCCGATTTACGCGCTACCCACCCGGAACCAATACCGCCAACCTGCACGTTGTCCTTGTCGAAGAAGTCCATCCACAGGCCAGAGTCGCAGCGATGCGAGGCCACCTTCCCTGAGAACTCATACCGCTGACCAGCAGTGACCGGGATGCCCACGTGGTAATCCGCATAACCTCCAGTGAGGTACACGTCGGCGCCAATGTTGTATGCATTCCCGCTTCGGCCGGGCTGGTGCAATTGAAGTGCTTGCCCACCCCGTGGGCGATACACGTCATCGGCACGCAGCGACAAAGGATCGGCCCCGCCGAGATTCCAGCCAATCACGGCCGGGGCAAAACTACCGGCCAGAAACTCGGTGTTGGGCAATAGATTTGCCCCAGCGCCCGGCGTATTGGTGAGTGCCGACCAGTCGTTTGTAGGTGCGGCCCCCAGCGCCACAGTGACCCGCGCGCCAGCACTTGAGTAGTTCCCGCTGGCATCCAGCATCCGCGATTCGAACGTCCACGTTCCAGCTGCCGGCAAGCAGCTTTCAGCTCGAGCAGATCCAAACGGAACCCGCCCCAGCGGCGTCATCGACGCCCAGGCTGTTCCGCTGCTGGCAGCGTAGCGAATCTCAAGGTACGTCACGTCCGGAGGTACAGCGGCCGCAGTCCACGTGAAGCTCCGGGTACCATCGGCCAATGCAGCTACACCAAATCCTGTAACGACCGGCGGCGGCACATCCTGTCCGACAAGCGTGTGACTGCCCGCGATCGTTGCATCAGTGCTGGTCTGACCCAGCCCGTCATACCCCACAACCACCACGGTCACAGTGCCGGAGTCAGGCACCGTCAGCCGGGCCGATGAACCATCTACAAGCCCGCAATCAATCCACGGGTCTGCATTGAGCCGGTATTTGAGCTGCCGCGACGACACATAGCCGGTTTCGGTCCACGACACATTCAGGGCCACGGCGTAGCCCGACCCTGCCCGCACCAGCTCCTCATCAAACTGCAAACCACTGATTGTCGGATTGGATGAAGTCCACTTACGGACCGCCGGGGGCGTGTAAGTGCCCTCTTCGAATGCGTAATACTCGTCCGGATCATCCATCGCCGTGATGCGCACCTCATGCATCCCGGCCGGCTTGACGTCGGTGATCTTGACGCGCTTGCCGGGCGTAGCCTGGTAGTCAGCCAGCCAGCGCCAGTCGACTGGATTGTCGTCGTCGGGCGCGCTGGGCAGTGCATCCAGCAGCGTGACAACCCCTACCTCGCCCGCCGCATACTGCACGCGTGCGGTGCGCATTGCGCCTTCCGGATTGACGACGGTAATCCAGCTGCCGCCCGCATCAAGCGTAATGGCCCGATCCAAATACAAGACGGTCGTCGTCCCGCCGATCAGCCGGCCGGACGTACCCCACTGGGTAAGGTCATGCGAGAGCGCCACGACGTCACCACGGGTGACGACGAGGCCCTCCATGTCTGCCATCCAGCTGACTTGGCGAGTACGGTACAGCTGGTGCGCTACCTGCAGGCGGCACTCGCGGATTGCCATATCGCGGTCGGTGCAGCCCCACAGCTCGATAGACGCGGGCTTGAGGGGCGACACAACCCCCGGCGCTGCCACACGCACGGTGTCGGCTTTATAGTCAGCCGCGGCATCGACAAACGACAGCGTGATTTCGTCAGCCGTGGCCTCGGACCCATAGACCACTTCGAATGAGTCCCTCTTGATATTGCTGGGTCCAAACAGCGCGACCACCGGCATGCCGGCCGCGTCCCACAACACGCCGAGCTTGCCCGTTGCCCAGCTTGGCGATGCCCGGCCGCAGCGGCAAATTGCCTGCAACATGTCCCACACGCTCTTTGCGGAGTCGACCTGCATGTTGCAGCTCAGCGTCTTCGACACGCACCAAACCCGCCACGCTTCGATAGCAGCCAGATCGATGTCGGAATCAGCCAGGCCGGCACCCCACAGCAGGCGACCGGCCACGCGGTAGCCCCGCGCGAAGAGCAGGAAGAGGTCAGCCGGATTCGACGAGTAGGTATTGACGGCCACCGGCTGCGAGACGATGCCCGACAAGGTCGACAGCGTGCCGTTGAGCTGGCCAGACGCCTTGACCTTTACTCCAAGGAAGTCCTGCCCGAGAAAATCCCCTGGCTGCGACTGATAGCACTTGAGCGCCACCAGGTTGATATCTGACGTCGCCCGGCTGTCGGTTTCATCGGCCGTTACACGGCTGCAGCGGATCTCGTAGACTCCCCGGGCAACATCCACACCATAGGTCTGGCGCAGCGGCGTAGCGCTCGAACCGGAGTACGTCAGATCAGCGGAGAGCACGTTTTTTGTACTTGAGGGGGCCGGGTCGCTGGCAGGCTTGTCGGCATAGGCGCGCCACTTCCAGCCGCCGACACCGTCTGTGTGCGCAGCCGGATCGAGGCTGGCATCGTAAGAGGTTTGAATCCAGATCGGATCACCCACGCCCTCATAGACTTGCTGTCCATCCTGATTGATGACTGGCTGCCCATCAAAATACGACGGGCGACCATCGGACGAGCCGACGTAGCCGTGCGACCAATAGTGCGTGTAGAAATCCGGGATTCCCGCGTAGCCCATGGGCAACCAGGCCGGCGCACCCACCGCCCGGTATTCCAGCCGGAAGGCGACCGTGCGGCTCTCAAGCCCGCCGTTGCCGCTATAGAACAGGACGAACTGCATATCCACTTCAAGCCGCGTCGTGTCGGCACTGCTTGTGCGCTGCACCGTACCGCCGGCCACAGAGACGGCAGCGCCGGCAATGGTATCGACGTTGTAAGGCATGAGCGACGGCATCGCGCCGCTGGAAAACTCAGTGCGAACGCCTTGGTAATCCGTCAGCGGCGTGGTGCCGATGCGCAGATCCTCAATGCGCACCGGGCCGTTATCGCCGTGCAGGCCGACATGGAAGACCTGATAAAGGTACTGGTCAGCCCCCTCATACACCCCGTAGGGCCGGCTGGCCAAGTCGAAGAACACGCGATGCCGGCCCAGCGTGAGGCCCAGCGGCTCATACGGCCGGGCCTGATTGCTGCCCCCGGACAAGCTGTACGTGGGCGAATCCTTGGCGCTGGAAAGCGCACGCCCCAGATCCACCTTCGGCTTCGGGGTGAGGGCCGAAATTGCCATACTACCGGCGACCGTGATGCCGGTAGTAAGCGCCATGCCGATTGCAGTGTTTGCCGCCCACACCGACGCCTGCGCCATAGTGAGCGCAGTACCGGACGTGGCCAGCCCATACGCCATACCAGCGAGATACGGCGCAGCAATCGTCAGGGCGATCATTGCCACAATGGCTATAACCTGCGAGCCGTCACCGCCGGCCACTGCCGCCCGGACGGAAATCAGCGTGCCGGGCTTCGGGCGGACACGCGTCAGCCACTCACGGGGGATGACGGACCGATCCACGGCCACAATGACAGGCCCGGACAAATCGACGCCCAGACGGACAAGGTAATCGTGCAGGGACTCGGTGCCCGAGGGCGGATCGAACGCCACCACACGCCCCTCTGCAGCGAGCAGCGGATGCGGCGACCAGACAAGCGCAGCCTGCCGTGCAGACGTCTGCACAGCGGCCGGAAGCATCATATCCATGTGTAAAACCCCTCGACTTGCAAGCCAAACCGCGACAGATCGCGGAGGCGGATAACCGTTGCGGCGCCAGCACTGGCGGTGGAATGGAGAATCCAGCCCTCGCCGGCCGCGTCGAAATACGTGCCGACGTGCCACGGGCGCGAACATGCGCCACGCCGCATGAGCACGACCGTGCCGTCCACCGGCACCTCGACGCGCTGCGCGTGATCGACCTGCAGCCGGGCGATCAGGGCGGCACTCTCAGCCAAGCCACACGGGCGCTCGCCGGGAATATCCACCACCCGGCCGAACACCTCGCGCTGCACGGCCACGGCCAGGGCGGCACAGTCGTCGGACCCAGCCACGTAGGGCCGCCCGACATAGGCCTCGCTCCAGTGCGCCATCAGAAGATCCCCGGCATGGTCTGCGGATCGGCACGCACCGACACCGCCGGAATATCGAGCAGCCGGGGGAAACCCAGCTCGCCCGACACCTCGGCATTCGTGCACTTGAGGTTGTTGAGATACATCGAAATTTCCCACTCGATGTTGTTCGGGGCGCTGCGCAGCACCTGCATAAAGCGCACCCGGGCATTTCGCCCACCAGCCGACTGCTCGATCCACTGCATAAGCTCGCGGCCGATGTTGTCCACCGCGAGCTCTGCATGCGGTTGCTGGCCCTGCACTTCATCGGGCAGCCGCACCCGAAAGCCCATGCCAACAAACACATTGCCGTTGCTCGTCAGATCCTGCGAGTCACCGACCACGCGGACCGGCTGCGGAAGGTTCGCGTGCGAGATCTCCAGCAGCACGAGCGGCGGATCTCCGGACGCCGTGGTGTGCAGTTGCCGGCGAGCGGTCATGGTGTAGCTGCGGCTCATTGCCATGTCTCCAGCGTCATCGGGATGATCCAGCCCGCGTTAATCTTGAGCGGCGCCAGGGGCGAGGAGTCGCCCAGCTCGCCGCCCTTGATGCGCCCTTTTTTGGTGACCTTGCGGACCGGGTCATACCAGTCAAACCACAGCGTGCCCTGCTTGAGATCGGTTTCGAACCAGGTCAAGAAGGCGAGGTAGTCCGCCGTCGTCGTCAGAAACGCACGGATCGGCCGGCGCACCATCACACGGCTTTTGATGAGCACCACCTTCGGCGGACCGGATTCCATCTCGGTCGCCTTGGCAGCGGTTTCGCGTTGCTCGCCGAAGCCCTCGAAAAGCAGCTTGGCGTAGGTTGGCCATGCGGGCATAGATCAAGTCCCCAAGGCCTGACGAATCGGGCCGTTGTTTTTGAGATCGCGGAGGATGACGGAAACGACCATCCCGTTTGCGTCGAAGCGCGGCGTGGCTGATGCAGCCTGCGAGGGCTGGCTGGTCTGATTGACGAGCTCGACACGGACGCTTTGCGGCGCACCCTTGCCGCCGGTCCAACCCCGGTTTTGATCGGCGGGGACGATCTCTTCGCCCTTGTGGATCTTCGCCAGCATGTCGTAAGGCACATAGTCGGTGCCTACGTCGTAGGAGGCGACGGCGGCCGTAGTCGTTGCTGCAGGTGCGGCAGCAGGACTAAACAGGTTCCCGACTGCGGACAGCCCCATCTTCACCAGGCCGGCCATTTGTTGCCGGACTTGGATGCGGATGATGTCGCTGATGATCGAATCGGCCATGCTCTTGAAGTCGAGCTTGCCGGTCTTTGCGAAGCTGACAAACGCGTCTTCCATCGCGGAAAAGGCATTCGTGAAAGCCCCCTCGACGAGCCGCCCGGTGTTGCTGGCGCTCTCGACCATCGAGCCCATGAAGCGATCGAACCCCGCCAGGGCTGTGCGTGAATCCTGATCGAGCCACGTCCGGACGCCCGTAAAGGCATTGGCTTGCCCAGCCCTCGCAAGCTTGTCTTGTGCCTCGGACAGCTTTCCAGCGGCTTCAATGGCCCGCTTCGAGCCCTGCTCTTGCTGACTTGCGTAGGTGTTAATCAGCGCGATCTCGGCTTCGTAGTCGCCCCGGGTGTTTTCCAGCGCTTCGGTACGAACGTCATCCAGCCGCTGGTAATACTCCTCGGCCGAAATACTGCCCCGGTCGAAATAGCCCTTTAGCATGGCCTCCCGATTGGAAAGCAGCGTGGCTTCTTCCTGAATCGCCCGCTCGTAGGTCTTGAGCTGGGTTTCCAGCAGAGCCTTGGCGGGGTCTTCTTCTAGCCTGACCGTAATTGGCCCATTTGCTTTTTCGGGGGCATCAGGCTTTGCCACCCACTTCCTTTTGTTGGCCTGCTCACTCTCATAGGCCTTCGTCTGCTCCGCCGCCGTCAGGTTATCCGTACCCCACGCGAGCTTTACCGCCTCGATGTTGTGCCGGGACTGCGCAGCGGCATTGTTCAGAAATGCCGACCAGCGAGCGCCCAGATCATTCGGCGCTGCCATGAGCGTATCAACAGCCGCCCGAAAGTTTCCGCTCACGGCCTGCCCCAGCGCCGTAGCGACTCGCGTCACGATGTCGCCCATGGCGCCAAAAGACTGGATCACCGCTTCGCCCGTCAGATATGCGGCCTCTTTGAGCCCATAGAACAACGTGGTCAGCGTTGCCATGCTGTAGCGGAAGGCCCGCACGGCAAACGGAAATCCATCGCGCAGGAAGGTCGCCAGATCGGTAAAGAGCGGCATGATCTGGTCAGCAATAGCGCGCTTGACGCCGTCTGACGTGAGACTCGTCTCCCGCTGAAAAGCCCGCATGGCTTTTTCGTATTCGCTAACCGCCTCCTGCGACCGCTCCCCGATCACCAGGTTGTATTCCTCAAGCCGGCCTTGCGCGGTAGCGATCTCCTCGGACGTGATCGATACCGCGTCGCGCAACTCCTTTTGAGTGCCCATACCAATGGAGGCCGCGGCCTGATTTCGGTCCCAGCCAGCGGTGTACGAATCGATAACGGCGAGGGCATTGCGCTGGGTTTCAATCAGCGGCAACAGATTTCCGTCAGCGTCCTTGTACTTGACCCCGAGCCGGTCCAGCTCTTCGGTATTGGTGCGAATGGCGCTTTGTGTCTTGTCAGCCACATCGACGTAAGCGGTTTGCGTCATGCCGATCCCGGCGAGCGCCTCGAGGAGCGCCTGAGCCTTTGGCGCAGCCATGCCCAGCGCGTCCTGCAGCTTCATGACTTCGTCGTTCGTCTTGATCAGCGAGTCAATGCTGTCGGACTTGTAGGACTCCCCGGTAAAAAGTCCGACGACAAACTCGCTGGCCTTATAGGCCCCATAGACGGCCCCGATGGCTGCAGCCGCGACGCCCGTCGCAATGGCTACGGCAGTGATGATCAGCTTGGCCTTGACGAACTGCTCCAGCTTGTCGAGCCAGCTTTCGGCAACGACGAAGCCAGCGCCAAAGCCGGCCCCGAATGCACCGGAAACCTTCTCCGACCAGCTGCGCATGTCGATGCTCTGTACCTTCTGGTCGACGCGCTGAATGGCCCCGACAGAGCCGTCAGCGCTGCGCGCAATCGCCGTGCCGGCCGCATCGAAGTGGGCGGCAACCCCGTCAGCGCTGGCACCGGCCGCCGCAGCAGCCTGATCCATTTGAGCCTGCCAGCGGTCAGCTGCTGCACCGGCCCTGTTCATCGACGTATCGGCGACTACCGCCGCCCGGTCCATCGCAGCTTCGTATTGCCCGAGATTCGCTTGGATCTCGAAATTGATCAGGCTAAGCATGGTCGTTCCTGTTTTTTATTCGGGCGGCAAGCCGTAAATTGCCGCGTCAGCCCACGCTGCGAGCTCGTCATCGGAGAGCACAGGCTCGTCGACCGGATCGTCGACCGGGGCCTTACGTGTGGGCATGAAATCGGCCAGGCTAAAAGGCGGTGTGTCGGCACCGCGCAGGCCGTTGGCGACAGTGCGCGCGACGATGGCAGTGCGCATATCGTCCATCTCGCAACCCCACGGCTCGACCTCGTAGAAGACTTGCCACTCGCGGTATTCCGCGTAAGACATCGAGTCCCGGAGTTCCTGCACCGTCCGGCCCAACTTCAGGGCCAGACGGAACTGGAAGCGGCGCTCCGGGTCGTCTCTCAGTTTTTTGCGAGGGCCTCGGCTTGCTGCCCCATGCCGTTGGCGCGCAGCACCGCACCGACCAGGGCATCAATCGAGCCGAAGGCGCCGCTCTCGAGGGCCCGCAGATCTGCATCGGTCAGCAGGGGCTTGTCGTCGTCACCGACTACCGAGGCGACGATGAGGCGCCGGCAAAATGCGGCATTGTCTTTCGCGGCGACAGCTCGAATAGCCTCGACTTCGGTCACCGGAAGCTGCCGGATGCGGATGTCGCCGAAGGGCTTGACGGTGTCGGAAACGATGACAGGGATAAGGGCTGCCAACAGGGATGCGCGGGTGATTTTCATGGTGATGATCTCTTTCGGTATAAGAAGGGGGTTAGCCGCGGAAAATCGGGCCAGTGATGACGACGCTGGCCGAGCTGGTGAGCACTTTGTCGACACCGATAACCGGCTCGCTCAGCTTGTTGACGAAGCCCTGAAAGGCCCGGACCTTGACGCCGCCCGGGTAGACTTGCTTGAACACACCGATGCTTTGCGCAGTACGCAGGGCAATCACCGCGAGCTGACCGGGGTCGGTGTCGTCGGTGTGATACGTGAGCGTGCCGCTGCCGTTGTCCTGCAGCCCGGGGCGCTTTTCCTTTGCCGTGCTGTCGGTGTTGCTGACGTCGATCACGTTGACCGAGCCACCATCGGGCGACCAGTCCTGCAGGTTGCCGATCTTGGAAAAGGTTTGCGGGGCTGCGACCCCGGCCGTGCCGGCTGCGGCAAACCCGGTGCTGTCGATGGCCACCGTGAAGCTGGCCCCGGTGGGTGCAGGCTGCACGATGCCGAGGAGGCCGACGATTTCGGGCATGTTGGTGACGGCACCGAAGATGACCACGTCGCCGGCCGACAGGGTATTGACGGCACTCACGACGGCCTTGGCGGCCTTGGTGATGGCCGTGATGGTGATGTTCGCGCCCGGCGTACCGGACACGTAGAGTTTGCTCTGTTGAGCGACTTGTGCAGTGCTGGGCATGGATGCCTCCTAGGGACGTAAAAAAGCCCGCATGGCGCGGGCGGATAAATCGACGTGCAGACGTCTGCACGGCTAATGCCAGATTGAGAACTCCAGAATCACGCCCCGCAATCGCGTTGCCGGGTCATGCGTGTCGTGCGGCGATACCACGAGCCAGCAGCCGAACGTGCCAGCCTCGACGGCGGCATTCATTGCCGTAACAACCGACTTTGCAAGCGTGTCGGCAGCCAGCCGGGTGGATGCCCAGGCGGTGATCTGCAACTGGGTGTTTTCGATTGGTGCGGGGCCTTCGGCGTTGTTCTGCACACCGTTGGCGATGCGCTGCCAAGCCAGATACGGCACGGACACCCCTTGCGGTACTGGCGCATCGTGGTAGCCGCCTGCAGCCAGCGGCGCCAGCAGGGCCGGCAGCGTGACGAGGAGATTCATTTTGTGCCCCTATCGCAAAGTGGTATCGCTCAGCACAGCAGCGATTTCGGCCGGCATTGCGGCCCGGTGTGCATTGATGACAGGCCGGACAAAGGGCTTTGCCTCCTCGTGAGCCGTGCCGTACTCGACGAAGCCGGCGTAATAGGCCGTCGTGTCGCCGATGTGAATAAGCAGCTCGACGCCCTTCGCGGTCTGCATGACCTCGTGCCGTACCGACGCCCGCAGCGCGCCGGTAACGGAAGGGCAGCGGGCCTTGATCTCGGCGACTATCTTGCGGCCGAGATCATCGAGGTAGGCCAGCAGCGCCGCCCGTGCGGCCTTGTGGTTGGTGAGCTGGGCCTTGAATTCCGCTAGCCCGGTGACCTTGTGCGCGCCCATATCTAAACCCGCACCACGCCTTCGGAGCACTGCAGCAATAGCCAGGTGTTGCGCTCCTCGACGTTGTTGACACCCAGCAGCACGAAGATCCGGGCGCCCCATTTGATCCGGTAGTTCTTGACCGCATCCACCGGGTTAGAAAAGGCCGGCCGGTAGCGGATAAGGATTTCATGGGTCACCTCGGCCGCTAGGGCCTGGGCGGCGACGAGGCGCTTTCCCGAAAGCGTCTCTATGCGTGCCCAGACGGTTATAAGAGGCTCCCATACAACAACCTGCCCACCTGCCGGATCATTTGTATATTCACCTTTCTCGATGCCGATGCGATTCCTGAGAGCGCCGAGCGAGACAGTAATCATGCTAAATCACCAGTTGAAGGCGCTACGTACGGGTAGCTGGCCAGCCCGGACAAGGACAGACCCGTCCGAGAGCGTGGCGGTACAAACCAGACCATAAGTCGCGCCAGCAACCCCGCCCTGCACTACCTGCAGTACGGCGCCGCCTTGCACGACAGGCGTACCCGACAGGACGGCACCCGGCGTGGCATCGGTGCCGACGCGCAAGGAGGCCGCGACGACGGCAGACGAGATCACCGCCGTGCCCAGCTCCTCGGAAAAATCAAACGCAACCCACAGTTTTTCAAGCGGGTCTTTGAAGGGCAGTGTGCTCATGATTTACCGGACCACAAATTGCCGTGACGGATCACGGACGGCGAAGGCGCGCGCAGTGAGCGACACGGTGTAACCGGCACGGGCCGGAATGATCGGGAAGCTGGCATTGACGGCTTGAGCGCTGGCAGATCCGCCGGCCTGATCGGCACCAGAGGCCGACAGCGGCACCGACACAACCAGGGCGCCAGCACCCATTGCCTGCACAAACCCTGCCGCCGTCAGCTTTACGGACACCTTCAGGGAAGCCGAGCCGGCCGCCTGGTCGCCGCCGGCCGCTGCGATCTGGCCGGGCGCGCCCCCCGTAATGCCGGCAGCGCCACCAGCCTGATCCCCCCCCGAGGCCCCGAGCTGCACGCTGACGACGAGAACCGCAGCGCCGCCGGCTTGGTCACCACCCACTGCAGCGAGCGCGCCGGGCGCCCCACCCGTCAGCACAGCGGCCCCACCCGCGACCGCTGCACCGGAAGCCATGGCTTGAAGGCGCGCCCCCAGCGTGGCATTGCCGGAGGCTTGCGCTGCGCCGGCCGCAGCCAACAGCACCGCAGCCGACAAGCCGGCCTGCCCCGCCGCTTGCGCCAGACCGAGCGCCCCGATGGTGACAATCGCCTTAGTGCCAGCCGTGCCTGATGCAACATCAAGCCCGACCGCGCTGGCACTGAGCCGGACACCTGCCCCTGCCGCACCCCCAGCCGTGTCGCCCCCGGCCGCCGCCACCGAGACGGATGCCCGAAGGCTCGCAAAGCCGCCGGCCGCACCCAGCCCGAACGCAGCACCGGACAGCGCCCCACCGCTGGCAACAGCAGCAAGGACACGCGGACGGGGAGGCGCGAAGACCTGCCAGGGATTCGCCGAAATGCTGGCGACCTCGGCATCCGAAAGCACCCGATTCCAGAACAGGCCGACGAACGGCCGGACCGTCTGGACTCCACTGGTCGCGCTCATGGCACCAAGGAAGACTTGCCGGGAGCTGCCGGGGCTGTACTGATACGACGGCGCCGAATAGGCCCCGGAGCCCACCAGCGCACCCTCGAAATACACCCGGGCATTTGCACCGTCGCCTGTGAGCGTTACGGCCCGAGGCTTGAGGTTAAGCGAGCCGTCCGGGTCTGACGGGCTGAATGCGTAGCTGCCAATCTGCGCGAAGGCCCCGTTGAATGAGCCGCTGTGCAGGCCGACGCCCCACCCGGGGTTACTTGATCCATTACCCCGAAAAAAGGACAGGTCAGCATTCTCGGGCGACTCTTGCTGCGCCAGCACAAAGGCCGTCAGGACAGCCCGGTCCAGCTTTGCCTCGGGGGCCGCAGCGGTGGCCGGCTCCGGGTAGCCGTAGGCCCCGGCGGCAAGCATCCGGCCACGCGCTCCGGAAGACAGCAAGATGCCGCTGGACAGGTTCGCCAGTGCGACACCATCCACCAGATTCACCGGCATCCCGGGGCAAGCCGCGAACAGCAAGCCCCGGGTGATCGGGTTAGCCCAATCGATCCCGGCGGCGACCTGTGGCTGCCGCGCCATTTGCGCGAGGCTGGCCATTACGCGACGGTGTTGGACACCTCGGCGGTATAAGCAGCCGCCGAGGTGAGCGCCACGCCCAGATCATTCTTGAACACCAGCCGGAAGGCCGGCGGGACGAAGCCAAGCGCCTGCACTACCGAGAACATGCCCCGCTCCGTCACCCCGGAGCTGCCCACGGGAATAGTCCCGAGCCAGCGCAGGTTCGCCTCGTCGGTCGTGGACGTCCCGGACGTCGGGCCGGATCTGAAGTTCGAGCCGTCCAGCGACTCCTGCAGAAAGACGACGAGCTGCTTGTTGCCGGCAGGGGTGTTCGTCGTCGCGGCTTCAACCTCGACAACCACGTCCATCGGCTGATTCGCCGTGGTCGAGTAGGCGGACGAGGCTGCATAGGTGGCCGAAGCAAGCGCAGCCAGGCCCGAAGCCGCCAGCGCGGTGCGCGCGCTCACAGGTTGTTTGATGGTTGCCATGTTTATAGTCCTTCGAGTGCGCGGGCCACGTCCTGCGCACCCACGGGGTTATCGACCTCGGCGAGCGCCTTGAGGGCGTCGGCGCTCTGCTGTGCGATGACGCCGCCCTGCGCCAGCGCGTCGAGACTGCTGCGCGCCAGAACCGACGAAATGTCGAGACGGCCCTGCTCGATCAGCGGGGTGACGTAGCGAAACTCGGGCCGGGCATACAGCGCATCCAGCAGCGCGTTGCCGGCATCAAAGCCAATCGTGTTGAGGATCGAGCCGAGGCCGATTTCGGTGACGACGAGCTTTTTACGGCCCGCAGACAGGGCGGCAGCGATGGCGCCGTCATCCCTGTGCTGCAGGTCAAACCCGCCAGCGATGATCTCGTCGCGCAGGGTTGGCATGATCAGTTGTCGATCTGGAATTGCAGGGTGCCGGCGGAGAAGCTGACGGTGTAGCCCGTGCCGGATACGGCCAGTGAGCTGGTCAGGTTGATGCAGATCCAGCGGTTACCCGCCGTGCTGGCATCCAGCCACCCCACGGACTGGATGGTTCCCCACGCTGCGGTGCTGGCCGCCCACGTGATTGCCGCGTTATTGGATGTGGTGCCGCCCGTGCCGGTGCTGGCGACGGTAGAGCCGGCCGACTGAGTGCCGGCCCACGACGCCAGCGCCGCAGTGACGGGTTGGCGCGCATAGGCCGTGCCCGACGTCGATACCTCTGTGCCGGGGCCGGCATCGGTGCAGGTGTCGGTGTACAGCGCGACATACCAAGTGGCCGGCGTGCCGATGGCCTGCGCGCGCAGGAGCGAGTCGACAAGCTTGTTCTCGCCGAAGTCGGTGAGGGCACCGGCAGAGGCGATGGCGGAGAAGGCGCACAGGGCAATCGCCGCAATGCCGCTTCCGAGGGTACGGATGTGTTTGAACATGGAATACCTTTCAGGAAATATTGAGAACGATGAAGTGATCAAGCAGCCCGCTGACTTCGGGCAACAGCTTCAAACCGCCATCGCGGTTCTCCCAGTTATGGGCAAGCTGGGCCCGAATCCACAAAACTATGGAGGCGGGTATGCCGCCCAGTGGGTAGCCGCAATTAACCCGGATACGGACGGCATTCGGTATCGCGCGGGTACTTGGCCAGGTCGTGTTGTAAGCAGGAAAGAGCCAGCCCGGCTCCGAGTCAGCATCCAGCAGCCAGGCAGTGGAAAGCAGGGGTTGGGAGACACCATTGCTATCGATATAGGTGACACTCTCGATAGACTGGACCGGGGGCATGGGCAACCGGACGGCGCCGCAGGGGAAGGCGTCAAGAACAACATCCCAAACTTGCGGACTGAGCGCCCGGCCGGTTGCGACTTCAGCGGCTTGGCAGATTCCGAAGAGGATTTCTACCAGCTCCGCATCCTCATCGTGTCCATCGATTCGCAACCAGTTTCGCGCAGTGTCGAGACTGATGATGTCGTCCTTCGGGCCGACTACCAGCTTGAAAACCATGGCCGCTACTCCTCGGGCGGGGCCTCGGGTTCAACCACCACTTCGGCGTAGCTGCCGTCGAGCAAGGCCTTGGCTTCCTTCTTGTCGACATCCTTGCCCACTTCCAGAACCTTACCAATGGGCCAGTAACCATCAGGGCCGGCACTGACCGTTTTCATCTTGATTTTCATGACAAGCTCCTGCCGGGCGGTGGCCCGGCTTATTGGTTATCGAGGGATCAGAGCGGCTGACGGCGGGCATTGCCGCCAATTACCAGGGCGCTGGTAACGGCGCCGGTGGTTGCACCCGCAACGGTGTAGTTGGCACGGATGTAGCGCTTGCGGCCCATGTAGCCGACCTTTTGCACCGTATTGCTGGCCATGTTGGCGAGCGTGCCGATGAGGTCACCGGCCGCCACGGCCGTGAAGGTCACGTTGTCGTCGGACTCGGTGACGGTCGGGGTGTGCGTGCCGTCAGTGACGACACCCGCCTCGAAGATCACTGCCGTGGCGTTGTAATTGACGGTATCGATGCCCGTGCCGTTGGCAGTCGCGATGCGGGCAGCGGAGGGCAAGGACTGAACGAAGTCCAGGGTGTTTTTGATGTCCTGCATGGGTTACCTCTCGGGGTGTGCAGACGTCTGCACGGCACACCGGGCAGACGGTTGAGGGAAACTTAGCCGAGCTTGACGCGGGCGAAGGCTTCGGGGAGGACCGGGGCGCCGTCGCACTCAAGACGGCCGATGTAGCCGGTCTGGTTGGTTTCGGCGTAGAGCTCCTTGAGCACCTGGATCTGCATGTCCATGGAATCGACGATCCAGTAGTGCTTCCAGTTGGCCAGCACACCGACGTACTTGCCGGTGGTGAAGGTGTTGGGCACGTATTCGGACATGTCGACCGGCAGGCCGAGGACCATGTCCGGCTCACCTTCCTTACGGGAGGGATTCCAGAGGTACTGGTTGGTGGTGTCCTTGAGCTTGGCGATCTGGGCAATGCCGTCGCGGTGGAACAACCAGCGGCTCTCTTTCTGATGCTGGCTCTTGAGCGAGTACTTGGCCGAAATCAGGCCGTCGAAGGTCATGCTCGCGGCGGTGTTGCCGTTCGACACATCGCGCGCGACGGGGATACCCGAGTTGTGGGGAGTGAAGATGCCAAGGGGCTGATTGGCACCGGAGCCGAGCAGGAAGCCCTTTTCCTGCGAAATGCCAAACTTGTAGCCCAGCCGGCTGGCCACCAAGGCCTCAACGGACATGGCGGCATTGACGATGAGCTTGTTGCTGATCTTGATACGCTTGGCCAGGGGCGCGCAGGACATTTCGCGCTTACCGAAGGACATGGTGCTGTCTTCGGAGCCGGTGGCGATTTCGCTGGTCCAGTCGGCGTCGGCCGGATCGTTGTCGAGGGTCGGCGAGCCGATGGTGGCGGCCTTGACCAGCCGGTGGATGGTGGCGTACTTGCGCACGAAAACTTCGTCATCCACGCCCTTGATGAGCATGTCGAGGAACTGTTCCGGGACGATGGTAAAGCCGCCTTGAGGAGAGACGTCGGCCGAGAGGGCGCGAATCTGCTCGCCGGTCAGGCTGTTACGACCGTCGCGCAGCAGGCACTCGAAGGCATTGCGGTAGGCTGCGCTGTTGCGGCCGGTGCCATCAGCCGGGCTGGCCGGGTTGTTACGTTGTTCGTCGAGCTGCTGACCGGCAAGGCTGCGCTCCAGATCGACTTGACGCTCTTCGGCGGCGATGGTGCTGCGCAGCTGGTCTTGCTCAGTGAACAGCTTGGTGTGCTGGGCCTCCTCTTCGGCGGTCATGCCACGCTTTTCAGCGCTGGCTTTGTCAAGCAGGGTACGGGCCTGCTCGACGAGTTGGCTACGCTGGTGACGCAGCTCGTTGAGGCGCTTGGTCATGATGCGATTACTCCTGTGTGGTTGGCGGGGCGCTGCAAAAGCAAAGGGCCGCGCGGTTGCCCGGGCGGCCCTTGAATGGGGTGAGTGGATCTAGTTGCAGAGATCGAGGCGCATGCGCAGATTCTTGATGTGCTGCAGGGCGGCCTCTTGTTGCGCCAGCGCGCTGGTGCCTTGGCTATCCGACCAGCTGCGCAGCTCGCGGACGGCAACATCGGTTTGCGGGTAGGCCGGGTAGGTGACCGGCGAGACGTCAAACAGACGGACGCGCTTTAGGGTGCGGATGACCTGACCGGCATCATCCTTGGCCCAGTCTTGCCCGTTGGGGCGCAAGCTGAAGCCGAAGGACATCTGGTTGACGTCGCCGCGCTCCATGCTGACCAGCAGGTCGCGCGCCCACTGGGTGTCGGGCGGGTCAATTTCGATGGCCAGGCCGCGCACGTCTTCGGCCAGTACAAGGGTGCCGGAGCGATTTCGGCCGAGGACATAGTCAGCGTTGTGGTTCCACAGGGCGCGGACATCGTCGGCGGCAATGGCTTCGGCGAAGGCGCCCGGGGCGATCTGTTCGCGGAAGCCGCCGAGGTCTTCGGAGAGCTGATTGAAGACGGCAGCATGCCCGCGAATAACCGGGACATCCTTGCCGCCCTTCGCGCGCATTTCGATCTTGAGGGCGTCGCAGACAAAAAACCGGCGTTCGATATCGCTCATTGCACTTTTCCTTTTATGGCGTCGGCCAGCAGGTCAGCCGGCGTCATGTTGAGGGGGCTCAAGAATTCATCGAGCCCTTCGGCCTTGTTCATGTTCTCGATTTCGCGGACTTCATTGCGATTCATCCAGCCCGTGAGGATGGCGGTGCGGAAATAGTTGGCGCGGGCGGCAGCGTCACCGCGTAGCAGGCCATCCACCAGAAACTCTACGTAGTAGGTTTCCTGCTCTTTCTCAGAGAGCAGGCCGCGAGACAGCTCCTGTTCCCACCGCGCGAAATACGGCTGCATGGTGTACACCACGAAGTCGATGCTCTGCTGTTCGATGTTGCTGAACGTGGCACGCTCCAGGTCGCCGATCATGTGCGGCGGCACGCGGTAGATGCTGGCGATCTGGGTGCGGTGCAGCTTGGTGCTCTCGATGTACTGGGCGTCGGCCATGTTGAGCGCGAAGCTGTTGTACTTCATGCCCGGCTTGAGCATGGCCGTCTTGTGCCGGTTGGCGCCGGTCATGCTTTCCTGCCACTGCTCGCGGAAGCTTTTTCGGGCGGTATCGTCCTTGAAGTCCTTTTCCCATTCGATCCAGCCGCCAGTCGGCCGGGCATCGTTGGCCCAGAAGCGGGCGCCGTAGTCTTCGGCGGCGATGGCGCTGCCGATGGTTTCGCGCTGCACGCCGATTGGGGTCAGGGGCGTGACGCCGTCCAGCGTCATGAAGGGGATACGCAGCACCTCGTCCTGCAGGAGGGTGATTTGCCCTGCAGACGTCTGCACGCGATATGCCAGCTTGCCGCTGTCGAGCAGCGCGGCCCGAACGTTGTCGGGGCTTAGGGGGATGAGCTGCCGGCGCCCGCGCGGGTCACCGACGATACGGGAGTAGCTGGCGCCCTTGAGGCACAAATGAGCCATGCCCATTTCACGCCAGGCGAAGCTGCTCATCCAGCCATTGGGGCCGTTATGGAGGAGCGGATACAACCAGTGGTCAGTCGCCCGCTCTTTACCGCCGCCCGGTTTCCGTCGATAGACGATGATCGGGACGCTGGCCAGCGTCTCCGCCAGGACACGGACAGATGCATAGACAGCCGCGACGCGCAGGGCTGAATTGACGGTTACCGGGACGCCAGCCATGGACAGGCCGCCCGTGAGCCATTCGGCAAGGGCCGGGTCGCGCGGGTGCATGCCACGCAGCAGCCAGCCGGTGAGTCGGGAACGAATGGTCATAGGAGGTCAAGCGATCCGTCGTAGTAGTTTTCTTCTGCGATGTGCGCAATGGCCCGGCCGATGGCAATGATGCCGGCGACAACGGGGTCAATCCGCTCCGTGCTCTTGCCCTTGTTCGGGCGGTAGTTGCCATTGCTGTCGCGCAAGAGCGTGACGTTGCCCGCGCACCAGCGCAGGACGGGGTGCCCGCCGTGCCGGAGGCGCTTGGAGAGCACCAGCTCCTCGAGGCGCTTGGACGGGGCCGACAAGTTGCCGAAGTTCTGCGGCACCTTGACCATGTTCACGCCGTCTTCCAGCAGCTGGTTGGTGAGGTGCGTGGCATTCCACGGGTCAATCCCCACTTCGCGCATGTCGTACAGGCCACGAGCCTTGAGCACTTCCTCGCGGATGCGTTCGTAGTCGGTGACGTTGCCCGGGGTGGCAATCAGGTGCTGACTCTTGACCCAGGCCGGATACAGCACCTTGTCGCGCTTGGCGCGGAGATCGATGTTCTCGGCCGGGCAGAACACCCACGAGAGCAGATACCAGTCGGGGTCTTCTTCGACCGGAGGGAACACCAGCTCAAAGGCTGCAAGGTCGGTTGTATCGGCCAGGTCGAGCCCGCCGTAACACTCGCGCCCGTGCAGGCTTTCGGGTGTGAAGGGCTTGCTGCCCTTGTCCCAGACAAAGATGTCAAACCACGCTTGCGCTTGGTTGCACCAGACGTTCAGCTCTTTCGTTAAAAAGTTGTTGAGCTGGCTGGGCACCTCGGCTGCCGACCGCGCTTCGGAGCGCATGTAGGCGAGACTCTTTGCAGAGCCGAGCGCGGGGTTTGCCTTGCGCCAGTTGGCCTCCTTGCGCCAGTCGTCGCCTTCGTCCAGCGTGAAGATGACGCCGAAATAGCTGTCATTGACCGCCTCGCCCTGCAGGATCTGGACGAGATACTTGCGTTGCTCGGTGCAGATACCGTAAGGGATAAAGCCGGCCGTTGTGATGGCCAGCAGCAGCGGGTGCCGCCGGGCGCCCATTGCGGAGCGCATCACGTCCCAGATGCCGCGCGTCTTGTGGGCGTGCAGTTCGTCGATCAGCGCAACCGAAGGGTTGAGGCCGTCGAGCGTGTCGGAGTCGGACGCCAGCGGCTCGAAGCGGCAGGCGCCGTCGAGACTGGTGATCTTCTTGCGCGAGTCGAAGACCTTGAGCACGGCGGACAGCGCCTTGCTCTTCTTGACCATAAGCGCCGCCGGATCGTAGATCTCAAGCGCCTGCTCCTGCTTCGTGGCCACGCTGTGAACGTTGGCGCCGGGCTCCCTGTCGAAGCGCACGAAGTACAACCCCAGCCCGGCCATCCACGTGGACTTGCCGTTCTTCCGCGCAACCTCGATGTAGCCAGTGCGAAAACGCCGGGTGCCGTCAGCATTCCGCCAGCCGACGAGCACTGCCGTGAAGAACTGCTGCCACGGATCGAGTACGAAGGGCTGGCCACCGAGTGGCCCCTCGACGTGAACGAGGTAGCGCGGGAAGAACTCGATGCAGTGCGCCGCATGCGGCGGGCTGAACACCAGACCGCGCTTGGCGCCGTCCTTCAGATCCTGATAGTGCCGCCAGACTGCGAGGTACGTGTATTCACAAACGACGATCTTGCCGGTGAGCACTGCCACGCCGTAGGAATCCCACGGGTGGAGGGTGTCCGGTATTAGCCGGGATGCGCGCCTGCGTAATCCATCAACCCGTCGAACAGGTCGCCGGTTCCGCTTCCGCCCTGCCCTTCCTTCACTTTCGCCAGCGACGGAATCGTCAGGCACGCTTGAGGCAACCATTTTTCAAGCACCTTCAGATTTGCGTAATAGCGCTGGGTCCAAGGCGCCGGGTAGGGGTTGCCGGTTGCAGAGATCAGGTCTTCACCTTTCGTGGCCATCTCCGCCAGCGACTCGATGATCTTCATCCAGGCGCGAACGATGATCACGATGGCGAAGCCGGCCGTGCGGTGCTCGACGCCGGACGCGCGGAGCTGCTCGCAGATGTAGACCCAGACTCGTCGCTCTTGCGACGACAGGCCGGAGCCGGGCGGCGGGTCTGGAGAAACCACCTCGGTACCAACCGACCGATTCGGCGTCTTTCCAAATCCACCTTGAACCAC